GCCGCGTTGTTTGCTGCGTTAGCGGCTGCAGCAGCTGCGGTGTTTGCTGCGTTAGCGGCTGCCTGAGCCGTCGCAGCGTTGGTGATCCCCGTCTGTGCTGCCGTCTGTGCTGCGTTCGCTAATGTCTGAGCAGCTGCATAGATCGCGTTTAACAGAGTTGTCTTAGCCGTGTAGGCGTTGCTGAAGTTCGTTCTGAATGTAGTGCCTACAATTGTCGTGTTTTGCGTAACATCGTTCCAGGTTGGGGACAAACTATTCAGGTAAGTTGTAAGGGCTGTCAAAGCAGTATCGTACGCTGTTTTCTGTGTGGTTATTCCATAGTCGCTTGCCTGTGCATCAATCCCTGTTTGCTCAGCAATCAAGATATTATAGTCAAGTATGACAGCACTTTTATCATCTGTGCTCAACACGTTGTCGCTTGCCAAACTCGTAATAGCTGTATTTGCAGTCGTGGCAGAACTGGCCGCGTTGTTTGCTGCGTTAGCGGCTGCAGCAGCTGCGGTGTTTGCTGCGTTAGCGGCTGCCTGAGCCGTCGCAGCGTTGGTGATCCCCGTCTGTGCTGCCGTCTGTGCTGCGTTCGCTAATGTCTTTGATACCGTTGAAATTTCGTCAAAAAGTGCTGTGCGAGCTGTGAAATAATTGCTAAACATAGTCACAAACTGCGAGCCGGTAATATCGCTTGTAGACGTCATATCTGCCAAGATCGGCGTGATGTAATTACTTAAGTCCATATAGGCATCATCATACGCTTTGCGTAATGCGTCTGCCGGATATGTCAAGCTGAAACTGTCAGCCTGCGCATCGATCATCGTCTTTTCGTTCAGTATAATTTGCCACTGCGTGTTTGCCGCCGTTTTTTCAGAAGCCGTCAACTTATTGTCATCTGCAAGATCCTTCAACAGTGTGTTTGCCTGATTCGCGGCATAATTTGAATAATACGCTGAAAAGGCTGCACTCGAGGCGGTCTGATTCACATTGTTGATAGTGTCTGAAATAGTAGCAAGCAACGAGCGCGTGACATAATCGCTTAATTGGATTTGTGGATATTGAGAAGGTTTGTTCAATGTTCGTTGCCATCCCGTCACGCGGATATGTTGTGCAATATTATGAGCTGTTGAAGTCAGAAATATATCCTGGCCTAATACAAGAACAATGTTGTTTTGCTTAAAAAACACCGCATCGCTTTGCCCCTGAAACAAGTTTGCCGGATTAGCTAAAAGATTTAATTGTACCGATACAGCGGTTGCAAGTTCTTTCTCAGCATTTGTGATATATGTATCCGGCATATTAATATCGAGGATCACATATTGATCACCAACTGCAGCATGAAGCAAATCAGTCGGCAAAATGATCGTGGGATCATCCGTTTGCTGATTGATCGTGAATGTCTTAGTCGCGTTGTTATAGTTATTAATTGCAAATTCATATCCGGCCAGATTCCCTGTGATGAATTGCACTTTAGGTGATAGCGACGGCAATAGCTGTGCATTTATATCAAAATCAAGCTTAGCATCCGTGAAATTGTAATCGTCAATTATTGCAGTTACATGTCCTGGAAGTGTCGGATCTCCTCCCGGATTCAATTGCGGATAAATTGTCTCATTCGTATAATCACCTTCCACATCGCCATATAGGTCTGTATTCAGCGTCATCGACCCATCACCTGGCAAACACAATCTTCCGATTCCTCCCCGATATGTGGGTGGAATATTGCGAGTGCTTCCATACCCGTACATCCTTGTCACAAGGGCCGTCGCATTGCTGCTTTGATTTCGGATCAAATTCGATAAGCCTTTATCTTTACCATATTCAAGATCCAGTGTCGGTAATCCGGGTGCTAACGGGATAAGGTTTATTTTTTTGTCACTCGAAATATACCATTCTACCTGATATTTGTCTGAAAACTGTGTTACGAGATACTGGATCACATCCATGCAACTTTGATCCTGAAATGAAAACAGGCGTGTATCGGTAGCCAGAACAGTACCAAGTTGCCAGCCGCTTTGTCGGCGATTCATATTGTTAACCAGAAGCGACATGAACATGGTCGCATCTCCCATCAGCGAAAAATTGCTTGAAGGTGGTATTTCGGACAACGTTGAGAAGTCAAAAAGCTTATATCCTACTTTTGAAAGTTCGTAGTTGTATCCCTGAAACTCACACTGATATTCCACATTTCTACTTGAATTTACTTTTGAATATGGAATTTCATTCAATTGATAATTCATCCCGTTATAGGTCACGAAATCACCCACCTGAAAAGCAACCGGATCCGACATATCAAAGTTGAGTTTCAGCACATCATCGGCCATTATGGACACAACATGTTGACTATTGTCATCCGGATGCACAGATGCCAACAGAGTTGCTCCCCTATATATGTCATAAATCACACTCATATTCCTACTTTTAATGTGAATTGCGCAGCTATCAATTTCGTGTTCGTGATTGTTGTCAACTGTGTATAGTTGTCAACTTCTTTGTAATAAAAGTCAAAACTCATCTTTAGCTCTGAAACTTGCAAAACCCGCCTTCCAAATTGTTGAACAAGGGCAAAGAAATTTGTATAATTAGCCCACCAGGTCGTTTCATCCGGAGCTACTAATAAGAATTTTAGATCGACATCCTTTTCTTCCCAGTGTGGCTCAGTCAAGTCGATATCCAACCCGTCTTCATCCTGCCAGTTATTTGAAAGGGATGTTTTGCGTTTAGGTGGTTGCAACAAGCCGTCATAGCTTCCCCGCAGCAGAATAACGCCATATTCGGCGTAGATATCATGTTGATCTATCAATACATTTGCAGCCATTTTTAAATACCTTTTAAAAGCCGTTTAAAACCCTACTTTTACTTCACCTTTATTCCGTTCAAATCCCAGTTACTCATCCTCCAGTCTATTGTTTTCAATGTGTCGGCCGTATTTGCTGTATTAGTCGCAATTTCAATTTGTGTATCAAGCGATTTTTGCATAAGGGTCAATGCGTTTGTATCATTCAACAAAAGCGTTGCAACGTTCAATCTCAATGCCGTAACATCGCCTTCCAGGGCAGTCCCCGTATCTTCACTCATTCCGCTCACGCTACCTGTCAGAGTGTTTGTATCTGTCGACGCAGCAAACTGAACGCCCGTGATATCCTGCAGGTTCGTAAACATCGTCTGCGCGTTGGCAATTATCGAGTTGTACATTGCTTGCAGTTGCGTGATATCGTCCTGTGTCAACCCGTTTTCGCTCATCTGAGCAAACGTGTTATACCAGTTCTGAAGAGGGCCTTCTAATGCTTGCGTTTTTAACGACGCTATTACGGCGTTTTGCATCAGGCTTTGAAAAGTATTTGCAAAATCAGTAATAGACGATTTACTGTTAGCAAACGCATCCGCTATTGAATTCACAATACTGTCTGACGTGGTGCCAGTTAATTCCTGCGTATATTGATCAAGTAGTTGAGTCAGGTCGCTTTGTTCTGTTTGAAGCTGAGTCAACGTGTCATTCAATGCAGATGTTTCGGCTGATGACAACCCTTTTTCGCCTAACCGGGTAATGATAGAATCAATCGCATTTTGTATGTCTGTAAGATCGCTTTTAAGGCCCGTGATGCTTTGAGGCATTTTAGTTGCAAGCTCAAGTGTTCCTAACTGCGACATAATTTGCAACTGCGATTGTCCCAGAACGCGTGAGTTGAGAAGGAATGAATTAAGTGCTTGAGAGGTCTGATAAATTGAACTGGTAATTTCGACAAACGAAGCCTTTATTTGCGATATTGCTTCGCTTCCGGACAACTCGCTTATTTTTTTAATTGAATTGTCGATTTGTAAATTGAGTTCTTGAAAAAGAGTTGTGATGTTTTCAATCTCTTTTTTTTCAGCATCCGCATCTGCACTTACAATATCACTAACCAGCGATGTCGCTAATGATATCGCACCGCCAATTGGATCTCCTGATGCGATCTGTGCAATTCCACTTGCCATTTGCGAAATATATCCGATAAACAACGCCGCTCTATCATTTATATCTTTAAAAATAGATGACAATTGAGCTGCAGCGGTTGCCGTTTCCTGCAACCTTTTTGCGGGTAAATCCTTTTGATCCTGATTATTTTTTGCAAGATCCAGGCTATTCTGTGCGAGTTTATTTTGTGTATCTTGTGTTTGTGGCTCTTTTTTAAGCAACTCCCGTTGCTTTTCGAGATAGGATCTTTGTATCTGCAGGATCTTTTCTTGTCGGGTACTCTCGAAAGGAATAGACTGATTTTTTATCTCTTGTGTGCCGAGTTCTATCTGTTCTTTAAAATCAAGTTGCTTAGATGTATTATCACTCTTTGCCATCCCTCGCTCATTATTCCAATCAGTTCCTAAAGTGTTGATTTGTGAGACGCTGGCGCCTGCTTCCTGTGCCTTCTTGATCTGCTCTTTATAATAGCGATCTATTGATGCCAGGTTGCGATCCAGTTCACTTTGAAACTTTGAATCGACATCTTCAAAGATGGCCGCAATGGCTTCCTTGCTCGTTTCGTCAATCATCTTCACCTTTGCCTCGTACGTATCTTGTGCCTGTAAGTTCAACGTATCAAGATCTGCATTCGATTTATTTGCAGTCGTTTGAGCTTGTGCACGCTTTTTCGGATCTTTATCCTTTTCAGCATCTTTCAACAATTTTGAAACCTGCACTTTTTGTAGCGAGATATAGTCAAGTTCATCCTTATATTCTTTTTCGGCTTCGGCTTTCCGTTTTGCTGCACCTTCCTGCATCGCTGCTATGCGTGCAGCATCAATTTTTTGCTGATAGGTCACCTCATTTTTTGCAAGCGCATCCTCATTGTTCTGCTCGTTAGCTGGTTTTACGGCCTTATCAGGTGTTGCTGATTGTGATATTCCGGCTTTTTTCAGTATATCGGCAAATTTCTTTGATTCATCCTGTGATATTTTCAACAAAGAAACGCCTTGATTATAGGATGTTTGTGCGAGTGATTTCAAATTAGTTGATAATGCACTTCCTAATTGGGGTAAAAAAGTTGTATTGACATCTCCTTTCAAAGTTGGTTCTTTGAATCCCCCAAATGAACTTGACTTTTTGTTGACAGTGTTTAATTCTGTTGCCGTTTCAGTTTTTGTAAAATAATCTTCAAATTTCTTTTGTGCAGCCGACATTCCTGCAGCTGCCATAGCACGGGCAGTAAGAGCTTCAATTACCGCATCACTATTTCGCACAAATACATTATCGGCATCAGTGGTGTCATTAACTGCAATGCCTAATTTAGTGAATTCAGATGCGTTATCTTTAATAAATTCCTTCTGTTTTTCAAGGCTGCTACCCGTTTCGCTCCAGGATTCCTGTAACTTTTTATAAGTCGTGAAACTTTCTGCCATCGATTTTCCATAATCTTCATCAATCGCCTGCCGTTCTTTCATCGCTTCCGACGATTTTTCAAGTTGTTTTTGCATCTCTTCATCAGCTGCTTTCTGTTTTTGAAGTAAAAGAATCAAAGCTGCTATTCCGGCAGCTACTAATCCAATACCTGAAAACATCAATACCTTGCTCAATTCTGCCGATATTCCGAGCTGTGTATTGAGCATTTTTTGTGCGGCTGCCCATGCCTGTGTGGCCTTACTAACAATCAAGATCCGAAATGTACTGGTCTGTTGCAGTGTCATCATCGTCATGCTCAAACCCATCGTTACGTTCATCGCATCATTAAGATGTTGCTGTACAACTGTCAATTCTTCATTTTTAGAAATGAACATTGACATCACGCCTTGTGCAGCCATCATACTTCCACTCATTGCCATAACGCCCTCTCCATACGCATGCGCCGTAGACCCTCCTGTAATCAATGAACTTTGTAGATTCTGCATTTTACGATACGCGATTCCTAATCGTTGCAACTCTGCCTCTTTTTGTCGGTACATATCCGTATCTTCTTGTCCTGCAAGTAGCATTCTCCCCATCTCGTTACGGATGTTCATCAATTGTTGACGAAGTGATGCATGCGATGTTGCTGTTTTATCGACTTGTCCCTCAAGGCTTATCAATATGTTTTTTTCTTCTATCAATGCCTGATTTGCAGCAGTTATATCGGAGGTGATCATTGGTTTTTGTGCCGGTCCAGCTTTTTTTAACTGCATATTCATCTCCGCAATGTCTGTTTTGATCTGTTCAATAGAAACTTTCTCCTGTGCGATGCGTTCCTGCAACGCTTGTTGCACGGGAGATAAATTGTTTCCCATTGACCCTATTGCAACCCCGGCGCCCTTTGCAGCCATTGAAACCCCTCCTAATGAATCTTGAATCAAATGTTGCTCCTGAGCTAATTGTTGATATACGGTACTATTTTTTTGTCCCGCATTCGCTAACCCCAACATAATTTGCGTGACCTCGCGTTCGCGTGCTGCAAGTTGTTCCGTCACTTCACTCAACTGTGCAGTGTCAGCTGCCACTCCGTTGATCGTTTGACTTTGTTGCTCAAAAGTGTCCCGCAATTGTTGCGATTGTTGCAACACGGCATCGATCTGTGCCTTGTTCCCGGAATTGCCTGTTTTTTTCGCACGCGCATCTACCTCATCCAGCATAGCGGTTGCCTGCTGTATCGTTTGCTTTTGTTGCTCGATACGCTGTTGAATTTCCGTTGCAGCCGTTGCAGCCGTAGACGCAGTGTTTTCCAACGCTGCATCTACCTGCTTTGTCTGTTGCGTAATATTTTCACGCATCACAAATTCAATCTCAACCGGTTCTATTGATGCCATATTGTTATCAAATTCCAGATTCCTACCATCTACTATCTACCGACTACCATTTTCTTATTTCCCCGCCAAAAACCTCAAAAACTCCTCTTCATTGCTCGCGCGTTTCTTCTCATTTTTCACGTATTTAGGAAGATCGGCAACAAGGAGTTGCAATGCTTGCCAGCTTATTCCCCACATCACCTTGTGCATCGACCATCCTTTTGTGGCCTGAACAATTTGCAAAAACATCCCGAAAGGACTATGTGAACCTTCAAATTTGGTTTTTAACTTCCCTTCATCTGACCCATCTTCTTCGTCATCAATAGAGTCGAAAGTAATATGGTAGTATTCCGAAAATCCTGTACCCGCGACAAGGTCACGAGCTTAAATGCTGCTTCCATCAAAAAAACGGGAGGTGTTTTCCACAACAGAAACCACGCTACCACTGATGCCAGGCGTCCTGTAAAATATCCCCTGACAATTCCCATTGCCACAATTTTCGCAACCGTTTTCCCGTGCTGTTCCATCAGTGCAAGATCCTGTTCGTTCGTGTTCTTTTTTACGATATCTGTATCGATTTGCATCGATAGCCATAATCGAGAAATCCGCATCAATGTTCCCCACGGCGGTCTCTTCACCGTTACACGTATCTCCTTTTTCCCGAAAAACTTAAACAACATAGGCGCAGGCATCGGAATGCTCACGCCTATATCGAGTAGTATCTCGGAAGCTTGTTTTTGAATGTCAAAATCAATTGCTTCCATGTTTTTGTATTATGCGGAAGGTATACCTCCGACAGTGTAAGGCAACGATCCATCAGTGGGTAACAATACCGTCATTGTGAAGTCAATTCCTACCACGTTCTTACGATCAACAGACCAGTTCCAGTTTGCTTGTATCAACATACGCGGGAATGTGATTACGAGACCTGTTTCGGTAACCATTTCAGTATTTACTTCCACATTATTCGATACGGTTGCCGGTGACCATGTTGCTGCAGCTCCGATTCCTGTTACAGTTCCTCCGAATATCCGTGCACAATTAGCTAAATCAAGTTCCTGAATTGTACCTGCTAATGTGATTTCACCTTCCTGATCTTTCACGATCAAAGTAGGATAGTCAGGGGTCTGTGCTGCGTAGAATTTATTCAATGTAGCTTTTGACGAATTGAATTTCAGGGTTTCGTTTTTCAACTGACCAATACTTGATAAAAGATCTGTACCTAAAAGGGTTTTAAATTTTAGTGACTTTACACCATAATCCATTGTTGGCATATTCAATTAATTTAAAGGGTTTCTATTCTATTCTTTGAAAGTGCTTATCTATCATCCCGGATCGGGAGGAGCAATTGTTTCTTCGACGTGTGAGGGTGTCTCTGCAATTGGAGTGACTGGAGCATCCGGAGTCCGTTTCACGCATTCTACCAACGCTTCGGGTGTGCCCATCATTTTATGATGTCTCTTTGCATCTGCATCACTCCACCATGCTATGCCGTCAGTTGTGAAATAAAATTCATTGACGGTTGGATATTTCTTGAATAAATTTGTTGCGTCCATCTGTCTTTTTTTTTGATGTTTATAAATTCAATTTCGATTTCAATTTTGAAAGCAGGGTTAAAAATCGTCCTGATAAACTTTTTCGAAATCGTACGATGACCCCTGCAATTAACAACCCTATTCCAGCATAAATCAAAAACATGTAAGAAAACGAGGCGCTTACCTTTTCTTTCAGTTTCGCTTTCACAGTCTCTTTTGACTTAGCAACTAACTTTGCCTGTACCTTCTCTTTTGCCTTCGATTTAATATTCGTATTAGAATCCTGTTGATTGCTTGTTGAATCTTCCTCATTATACACTGTTTCGCTTGCCAGGGGTGATAAACCTGTTTTCGCGTCAGCGGGTTTGGAAGTGTCATAATGCTTAATCGTGATTGTCTTTTTAACCACTCCTTGTGATGTGGCTGCTGTTTGCACGGTTGTCACAACTGATTGTGCAGTCGTGGCATTCAATTCGCTTTTCGTAGTAGTATCTTGTGTAGTGGTCGTTGTCAACAGTTTGCTGGTATGACAACCAACGAGCATTAACGAAAGAAATATTAATATGTTAATCCTGCGAGTCATGTTGTAATTCCTGTTTGATTTGTTGTATTATTTTCTCCATGTTCTGATGCGTGATTTTATCAAGCTTATCAAGAATCCGACGCTGCATATTTCTCAATTTTTGAACCTCAATATGCAACTTGTCTAACTCTTCTCTCATCATAACGTTCAATTTGTCGGAGGCTTCCTTTTCTTCCCTCCAGGTTTTAATTAACTCCCTTATATTAGCTATTTCAGAATGATCCGCATCAGCTTTTGAACGTCTCACCATCGACCGTATTGTGATAATCGATAAAAGAAATGCAAGAATTGAACTGGTAATCGTCAAAAAATTCATATCTAAACATATTGAGAGTTATTTATCTGCGCGTTAGTTGTGCGGTTCCTGCTATAGCTGCACAGGCAGCTATCACATACCCGGCGATGGATATCAAAGTAGCATTAAGATTCAGATTCATTGAACTGTTTGCAATCACAACGGCTACAGCGCTTCCACCAATCGACACCGCTATTTTTTTCAATTGTTGAAAAAATACAGGACTTTCAGCTTTAATACGTGCAATCAATTCATTCATTTTTCTATTGATAAGGAACATACACCGTTTTCCCACCTTTCACGATCGATCGTAATACTTCCTTCCGGTTGTGAATGCTTGAATAACTCACATGCACCCAATCGGGATTTATTGCGTTTCCCTTTTCCCAAATCAACTGATCAAATGCCAATTTTTCCTTGATAAAGGCAAATAAATCGGCGGTTGTATAACTTGAAGTTGGAAAAGCTTTGATATCTATTGCCTGACCTTTGCAATGCTGTGAGGTTGCAACACCTCCGATTTTAGCATTCACGGCTATCGATCGAAAGAATGAATCTATCTGAATAGGCTCTCCGATAAAGGTACGCAGCTTTTCAAATACCATTTCCGCAAGAAGCTCCATAGCTTGCACCTGATCCTCCTCCTCAGGGATATTGGGTAATCCTGTACTTGTCTGGATAGCTTCACCCCAACTGATATGTTCAGAAATATTTGTCATCGAAGTAAGTTTTTAAAAAATCTGCCGACCGGTTACCCGACCGGCAGATCTTCACACGAAAAAACAGGAGGTTATGCGGATGGTGATTGTACAATTACGGCAACCCCTTTTGAATCATTTCTACGGATCCGACCACCTGCACGAACGAGATATGAATAAATATCACCGTAATAGGTTGGGTCTGCTATACGTTCAAAGAAATTGATGGTTCCCAGGGCGCGTTCAACGCTATTGATATGCCAGAAGATAGCAGCTGCATTATCGGTTGCTGCTCCTGCGCTCAACCAGTCAAGAGGAGCACATGCGGTGCCGACTGCATTGTCATATTTTAAAACTTTATCACGATTGAAAATGGTAAAGTTCATGAATTTACCAATTGCACCGGTGGAAGGATCAACCAAAGCCATGAAGTCGCGGTATTGGGTTGGAGTCATGCTCGATAACAACTGATCATACATATCTGCATCTAACAATGCATAGCGGCTTGATGTAGGAATGTTTTGTTTGTTGAAGAGTTTGTTTGCAGCACGGAAATCATCCATCGTCAATGCCATTCGATTGCCGGTTGCGCCGTCAAGATGCGCCGGCACAGCAGCACCGCTGGTGCGCAAAATTGAAATGGAATTTATAGGAGCCCAGTTTTGCAACATATCAAGAGCAACTGCCTGATTCATATTGCTTCTCATTTCAGAAGTCACAGAGGTTCTTTTGTCATAGGACAATTCGACAGTTTCAGCATTCGAGATCAATACAGGATCAGTGGTGAATTCATTTAAAGGATAGGTGACATCTACGTCGGTTCGTTGAACGATAACGCCAGGTAAAATTGTTCGGTTCTTGGTTGTCCCGACCGCAGCCCCTGCTTGTGGAATGTGAACCACTTTACCTGCCAACACATACTGATCTGCATTATATGCAAATTGCAAAAATGAGTTGTCCGCGAAAAGGGACGGTACAATATCATTTTCCCAAATTTCCTTTTGGATAGCCATCCCGAAACTGCCATGTGGCATCCCGGGAATAAATCCGGATATCACACCAAGCCCAACGCCGAACACTGCCGGAGCGCCCATAGCCATCATTAAAAATGAAGCTATTACAATGTTAAATAACAACAATCCAATCTTTTTCATACCTTAAAAATATTTACTATTAATACTCAATTCGTTTTATTCTATCAAATTACCCCTCTAAGGTTAGTTTTGAGGAAACTTCTCGTCGTGTTTTTGCTGATATACTTCCGGATACTTTTCTTTCAAAATTGTGAGCTTATTGGCTTTGTCAAGCTCATCCCAGCTCTTTGCTGATAGATCAGCCAGTTCGGTAACACTCTTATTATTAATCTGATATGCAACTCCTGAGCGTTTTGGAATCGATTCCAGTGTTTTCTTAGCGCTATCGAAATCAAGGTCAAAAAGCTTCAGATATGATTCAATGGCAGCAGCATCAATGCGTGCATCTTTCACGGCTGCATCAACGAGTGATTTTGCTTCAGCTTTTAGCGCGATTACTTTTGCGTTCGCAATCTCAGTGAGTTTTGTTTCAGCGATTGTCAGTTTTGTTTTTGTTTCCGACAATTCAACCTCAATACTGGTTGTTTTTTCCTGCAATGCCTTTACGACATTCACATATTCAGATTCAATGGCTGATTCAGCCAGATTTAAAAGTTTAGCAAGTTCTTTCATTTGATTTTTTGTTTTAAAAGTAGGTTGCCCTTCAAAAAGAGCGATTATGTTTGCATCATTCATCTCTATTTTCTCGCCTGCCTGGTCATATAGCTGCACAAAAGCATTTTTATTAGATCCGAAAGCGACGGGAGAGACTTCTTTAAGTTTCCATTTCGTAATAGTCGGCCCTTTTTGACCGGCAAGCTTTAAAGAGGGTTCATCCGATAATTCAAGTGGTAAGGCACCGATACTTACCATGTTTAAATAGCCGTTTTCCATCTTACGGGAAATATTGGCTGCAACTGGATCCGATTCGTCAAAATTCGTAGTCCCTACTAATTGACCATCTTCGAGATGAACATCATCCCATTTGCCAATTGGAGGTTGACCATGATCATGTGCATTAAGCATGACAGGATTCTTTAAAAATTCCGATAAATCACATCCTGAAGTCAACATACGAAATCCGTAAGTGTTAACTGAATCATCTGATAGTGTCACTTTTTTTACGCAAGCCATATTCGTGAATCATAATCTTGTTAAGCTGTCTTTATTTCAGTTGCAAATTTCTTTTGTTTACAACCTCTTTCCAAAAATATATGACAACTTGTCAGATATTTTTTTATATCGCAGTTAGAATGGCTTATTTTGTGATGCAATTCAGAAATAGAATCGATAATAAAAAGCTATGGCTAAAACACGAACAAAAGACGATCTATCCCGCAGACGCGATTATGCACAACTTCTCTTTGTTAATCAAAAATTAACACAGAAAGAAATAGCCCTAAAGACAGGAATATCGGAGGTGACCATATCGAAATGGGCTAAAGCCGGCAAATGGGACGGGTTACGCAAAACAATATCGGTCACACGTGAGGAGCGTATGCGTTCAACGATCGATCAACTTACAGATCTTGATAACTTGATTGCATCACGCGAAGAAAAATACTGCTTCCCTTCAAAAGATGAAAGCAATATACGTCGTCGCTTAGTTGCCGACCTGGCATCTCTCGAAAATGAATGTGGCCTCACGGATGTGATTAACGTATCGATCAAACTACTCGAATGGCTTCGTCCCATCGATCCCGAAAAAGCGAAAGAGATAAGCCATATTTTCGACGGTTATATCAAAGATCAGTTACGCTAATGGTAAATGGTTAACGGTAAATTGTAAATAATTAAATTGTAAATTAATGAGGCCCGGCGAACGTTCTTCACTCGACAAATGGCAACACTACCGCAAATCCCTTCTTAGCGATTCAGGTGTCGACCTTTCCATATCCGAAGCTGAGCGAATGAAACACCGGACATATCTCGAAGCTCATCCGCTTGAATGGATGAAATTCTTCTTTCCAAAATATGCTTCCTCTGAGTTTGCTCCTTTTCATGTTCGATTTATAAATCGAGTACTTGGTGCACCGGAATGGTACGAAGTCGTATCATGGAGTCGTGAACTGGCTAAGGATACCGTCGCCATGTTTGTTCTTCTTTATCTTGTTTTGACCGGTCAGAAAAAATTCATTGTCCTGGTATCATCGGGTGAGGATGCCGCAATAGAGTTGCTCATGCCTTACATGCTCAACCTCGAATCGAATCAGCGCTTGATTGCCTATTACGGTCAGCAAAAGAATTATGGCGATTGGGAGGAAGGTAACTTCTCTACACAAGGGGGTGCAAAGTTCATCGCCCTCGGTGCCGGGCAATCTCCTCGTGGAAAGAAGAACGAAGAGGTGCGCCCTGACTGCATCATTGCTACCGACCTCGATACCGATGAAGATGTGCGCAATATCACAACTGCAAAAAAGAAATTCGATTGGTTCGAGCAGGCTCTTTTACCTACACGCTCAATAAGTAAACCTCTTCTCGTATTGATACTCGGTAACATCATCGCCAAAACCTGTTGTGTCACTCTTGCAGCTCAAAAAGCTGACAAACATGATGTTGTCAATATTCGTGACAAAAACGGTAAAAGCACATGGCCCGCTAAGAACACGGAAGAGATGATCGATCGTGTGTTGTCAAAGATCAGCACAAAATCCGCTCAGCAGGAATATTACAACAATCCTCTATCCGAGGGCGATACCTTTAAAGAAATCACCTGGGGCAAATGTCCTCAACTTTCCTCATTGCCTTATGCGGTTGTCTATGCCGATCCGGCAACATCCAACAAGGACAAACAAAAATCAGGAGGAAGTTACAAAAGTGTGTTCCTGGTTGGGTACAAAGATTCAAAATTCTACATCTACAACGGATTTCTCGACCAGGTACCGAATGCCGAATTCGTCGGATGGTTCTATGCCATTCGTGATTATGTTAGCAAAAAAACTCAACTATATAACTATATCGAAAACAACACCTTGCAGGATCCTTTTTTTGAGCAGGTTTTTATTCCTCTTTTTGCCGCTCTCGGTAAAGAACGCGGGTTAATTGGCATCGTCCCGGACAGCCGTAAGAAACCGGACAAATTCGTGCGCATAGAAGGGAACCTTGAACCTCTAAACCGTAACGGACAATTGATATTCAACATCGACGAACGTGATAACCTAAATATGCAACGTCTCGAAGAGCAGTTTCTTTTATTGAATCCACAATTAAAATCACCTGCCGACGGCCCTGACTGCATCGAAGGTGCGGTTTACATTCTTAACGAAAAGCGTGCGCGTCTCTCATCCGATTCCCTCGTAATAGGGAAAAATAAAATAAACTCAAAAAGATATTAACATGTTAATGTTACGAAAAATCGGGTTATCAATCGCTATTTTACACGTGCGCTGGCAGGCTTCTCCATTCAAGCAAAAGCAGGCTATAAAAAAAGCAATCAGGCAAAACAAACAAACCGGAATGCGATATCGGGTTTTCTTTATCGGAGGAAGATATCGGGTTTGGCAACGCAACGATATTCGTCACCTTCGCAATGCGGGGCTGTTTAAATGTGAATTGAAGCCCGGAGCTGATTTTGATAAGATAGCTATTTACGACACAATAAAATTAAATCCTCATGTTCATTTCAATAGATGAGCTTAATACAGTTCTATATGCAGAGAATATCGATGCCGTTTCAGGTGGTGATGATACAATCATCACTGCAGCGATCATGGGTGCAATTGCTGAAGCAACGAGCCATTTGTCACGTTTCGACACTACAACGATTTTTGCCGCTACGGCAGATGCCCGTGATCCGTTACTCCTCATTTTCGTAAAGGATATCGCAGTCTGGCATTTCGTCAACCTTGCTAATGCGGGTACCGCTCTTGAGTTTCGTCGCAGCCGCTATAACGCGGCAATTGCGTGGTTAGAGGATGCAAATTCAGGAGATGTGCAAACGGTATTTCCCTTGCTTCCGGTAAGTGATGGGAGTGGTACCGTCTTTTATGGCTCGAATCCGAAACGGGATCAACATTATTAATTTTTACCAATCATGGCAAATAACAATATTACAGTGAAAAAAGGCATTAAGCCTGGCAATCTCATCGTTAATCAGATTTTGGTACGTCCATTGTGGCGGATGAATTATGATATCGGTAAATGGCGTGAAGCAATCAAGATTTCCGATCTCGATCGTCGGCAAATGTTGTATCGTTTGTATGATGATATGTTGGTCGACGGGGTTCTGAGTCGTTCAATTGAAAAGAGAGGAGAGGCAATCACAAATTCAGAACTTGTTTTCACGGATAAAAACGGCAAAGCTGTTGATGAAATAACGAAGATCATCGACACGGCTCAGTTTGAGGATATGCTTTATGAGATTTACCTTACAAAAGCGTGGGGAACTACAGCCCTGGAATTTGACTTTTCAAAAGGTTTTAA